TTAGAAACTGCATCTGAAATGCCACCAAAAAGACCACTACTGCTACCCGATGAACCTGTACCATTACTCCCGACACCAATATTTTCCAAAGGAATAATCGTAGGAGTAGTAACTGTTGGTATATTTATCGTTTGACCAGAAGCTTGTTGAATTGCTTGTTGAGCCTGTTGTTGACTTTCACCCTGTCTGCCAGCGTCATAAGACGCCTTTTCAGACGCCCCCTGAGAATATAACTCAGCCAACCTCTCATTATGAGCCCTTTCTCTTTCTGCTTTTTCTAGAGCATGTTGATTTTTAAGCCTAGTAATATCGTCCTCTTTAACTTGATTTTTTAATCTAGCAAAATCCTCAGCATGCTTTTTTTGAATCTCCATCTCAATCGCTAATTCTGCCTGTAATAAGGTTAACTTATCCTCATGCTGTTCTGTTATATCCTTTAACTGATCATCCAACTCAGTCTTTAATTTATTAGTCTGTTTAAAATATTCATTATTCTCTTTCTCCAAACTAGCTTTTAATTCTTCAACCTTTTTTTTGTGCCTATTAATATCAACTAAGTATTTATCATCCTGAAACGCCTCACGCTGATTTTCTGCCAATCTAACCGCTTCTAATTCCTCAGCAATATCATCTTCAAGAGATTTAACTTTTTCAGCATGTCTATCTTCCAAATCTTCCATGTTTTCATCAAAATTTTTCTTTTTCTCATCGGTACTTTCCTTAAATTCCTTGTTTTCTTTAGCTATGTCTTTTTCCAATGCATTAGTTTTATCTCTGTGAGCAAAAACCAAATCATTTAAACTCTGGGCAAATCTTTTGGTCATATTTTCAACATCACGCAGGTAGTCTTTAGTTTCTGATGCAATATCCTTAGCTAGCTTTTTTGCTTTTTCGCTTACTTCCTTGACCGAATCACCAATCCCTTTAACCGTGCTTCTACTTAAATCTACCATCTCATTATTCCAAATTTTACCAATTGAAGATGCTGATTCTTCCATTATATCTGCATAGTCCTGTCCAACAACTTTGAAGGTATTTTTTAAAGGATCAAGACTGCCTTCTCTTATTGCTTGTGGAATAGCTATAAATGTGGCGATAACACCACTAATTGTATTACCAAGTAGTCTTGCACCAGTTATTAATCCGACAAATGCAGTCATTACTAGCCTTAATGCTGGTAGCAATATCTGTCCTGCCGTGCTTGCGACAGTTGAAAAATCTTCTATAAGCATTTGTAGTGCTGGCGACAAAGCATCGCCAACCTCTTTCCTTGCCATTGTAAACATTGTATTTAATGTACTTATTTGCCCACCTAATGTTTTGGCAGATAAAGCCGCATCACCTTGAAATATAACCGCTTCTTTGAGTAGCCCGTTATAAAGTGCTTGCCTAACAGAAGCATCACTAGTGACCTCACTCAACGCACTTTCAGATAACCCTGCTTCCTTTAATATATTGGACAGGTTTTTTGTAATACCAACATTGTCAACCATAACAGAATTTTGGTTTTTTACACCCTGTGTAGCTCCAACTATGGCTTGACCAAATTCTAGCGTTCCCTGACGGTTGAAGGCAGACGCATCTTTAAAGGCATTCATTAAGTTAATAGCCTCTGGTAAAGAGAAACCAGTTGCCAATAAATTCTTCAAACCCTCTGCCGATTCAGTAACACTCATCAACCCATCTTTTGACAATTCAAGCGCCGCCCGTCTTGCCTCTGATTGTGATTCACCGAATGCCGCCGATACAGAAGATAACCCCGTCAATGCATTTGTATAATTAATGGCTTCTTTTATGCTATTTACAAATTCATCCTTTACTAATTTTAGCCCTTTCTGAATTACATTTGCCGCCAAAGTGGCTATTGTAAACCCTTTTGCTAGATCCGCCACCGATGTTGATAATCCTTTTGTGCTTTTAGTCGTTTGAGTAGTCGCTTTTTCTAATTCTTTGATGTTCTTAACCACCGCACTAAATCCCGCTTTCGTCTTATTATCCGCAGTTAATATTATTGATATATTTTTATCAGCCATTTTCTATCCTCATAAACTCCTGAATAAGTATAACCCATTCATTTGGCTGTTGCAGGTAAGTCTCCCAATCCCAACCCATATTCTTCATAACAAGATAGTCCAAATACTCCTCAGGTGGTCGTGCTTTACCTTGTTTAAAAAATATGACTTTCTCAATAATACTCTGTAGTTCTATTTTTTTTTACCTGCTCTTACTTTCTTTAATCCATTCAATAAAAACAGAAAGTCTTTACTCTCCAATTCATCCAATACTTCCATTGTAACTTCTTTTTCATCAATAAATTTAGTCCCCTTAAAAACAACAGCATCATCTTCACGATCAGCCTGATCAACAGGAATATTTTGAATTTCTACCGTACCATCGTCTTTGTTCTGAACCGTAGCACCGCCCCATCTTTCTTTAGTGATAAATTTATCATCCCCTCTAGTAAAATAAGGAACAATTTTAGCAATCTTCCCCGAAGGAAGTTTTATATCCATTAAATCCATAATTTTTTAAATTAATAAGAAGCTTTACCGTTTCGTAAAGAACAAGTTGAAATTATCCCATTGGTAGTATCATAATTAGCCTTAAATTTGATCGTCTGAGATACTATATCTTCCAAAGCATAGTTGCCTTCCCATTCTGAAAAATCAACTTTAGGTAATTCTATTCTCAATAACGGAGTATTAGAGGTCAAAGTAGTATCTAAATCTTCAATATCAATTCTGACTGCTTTTTTATCTCCATTAACCATATAATCTCTCAAGGTGTTATTTTCATAATTAAGCGACATGCTACCTTCAATAGAAATCATTTTGTTTAGAATATCTACAGGTTGAACCGTGCCATGTGCTGAATCTCTTTCAGTCCCCAAATCCGATGTTAAGGTCAAGGCTTTAGTTTCCAATGCGGTAGCTGAACTTAATCCTGCCAAATCAGTAGCTATATAAATCTTCACACCCTTCTTGGTAAATTTGTTTTCTGTCGTATAAGACGGAGTTTGAGTTGTAGTAACGGGACTTTTGGCCAATAAGCCAGCCGTAAATTGTACTAATCCCTCCAAGGTCATATTAATTTCAAATCTTGACAACATCGCTAATTTATACATTTGAGTTACAATGTCACTTTTTTCAACAATCGTCAAAGACTTATGTTGATTGCTTTCACTTAAACTAAATGCGTGTGTATATTCTGAGGCTGTCCCCGACGTACTAACTGCACCCAACCAAGCATATAAGAAATATCCAATAGATTGATCTCTCAGCTCTGCTGTAATATCACCCTCAGCATATTTCTCAGTAACTAATTTATCATTGCTATCTGCCAATGAACCCAATGCACCAATATCTCTAGCTTCATCAACTTTAGGAAAAAGTGTCGTATTAACATGGGGCATCCAAATTGTCGGTGCTAATCCAGTCCCTCTTGTTGCTTCTATTGCTAAACCTAACCTAACTAATCTGCCAGCTATTTTACTCATTGATTAATAATAACAAACATTAAGAGTTTGTGTCAAATGAAATTTTAACCTCTAATTTAATCTCCGATACCACCATTTTCTCATCAGGAAAATAAACAATACTACTGGGAATAGGCCTAACCCCGATCATCGTGTATCCGCTAGGCAAACTAATCCCACTTAATAACTCATCTTTGTCAAAAGTATCAATCACTGTATCGGTCAATTCTCTGATAATTCTGTGTCCATCATCCACTTTTTCTTTATAAGTAGGCTTATTAACATCGTTTAGATTAACAAACAATCTGACTGTATAAATATAAACCCTTTCATTCTCACTACTGGTCTCATAATCGCTATCATACCCCGAAGGGGTAATTGTAGCCGATGGATAACCATCAAACTCCAACCACGGATAATCGTAAACACTTTCAATGTCGCTTATCCCTTCTAAAACTAATTTAATTTTGTTAGATAATGTTTGAAAACTCATATTTCTTTAATTGCTTGACTAATTTTAGCAGATATTATCCTATTACCCTGTGCTTGAGCCTCACCAGCCCCTAAATACATAAAAGGCTTCCCTCCAAAGGGAGTACCAGCCCGACCATGCCCCAATAAATAAACTATTTTCCCATTTCTTCTCATCCAGCCTTCGTGAATCCATCTATCATAAGGCACATTAGGCTTAATGATTGCTCTAAACTTCCTAGGTTCTAAATCTGTTCCGATACTTCCACGTAAACCACCTTGATCAACAGGAGTCTGCTTAACTGACTTTTCCTGAATCAAATAAGTATAAGCCGTCATACCTTCCCACAATCTTCTAGCCAACTTAGCCTCTGCCCCTAAAAACATATTAGCTAATTTCTGAGGACTAGGACTAACCTTAATATTAACTTTCATTTAATTTTGAGATATAAACTTGTTTAAATTCATTTATCCCAAATAATTTAGCCTCAATTACTTCTGTAACTTTAAATTGATTATCTCCCGACACCACCGTATCGCCTTCTCTGATATTCACATCTGATTCACAATACAAAACGTAATCTTCACCAAACACCCCTTCTAGCTTTTGCACACTTTCTTTATCTAATTGCTGAATATTGACATCAACCGTAGCAGTAGACCTAGACCTGACTTTATCAGTTCCAATAACGGGTGTCATCCTTTTGATGATCGCAGTAGTGTCAAAAAAATGTCTAACGCTCATACAACAAAACGCTTATATTTTGACAAAACCTCTTTAATTTCGTCATCACTATAAGCCTCCTTACTAAATGTAACATCGTAGTTATACAGTTTCATTCTGCTTATGTTACCACTTGATTTTCTATCATTGAAAGCCCTATTGCACAACTTCCAAACAATCATCTCTAAATC